AATGAAAGATATGGGCGCGGTCCGGTATTGTATGCACTGCCTGATATCAAGACATTGAACAAGGTTGTTGAATTAACATTGAAAAATGCCAGCATTTCTATCGGCGGGGTGTTTACCGCTGTCGATGATGGCGTGTTAAATCCTCAGACCATATCCATTGTGCCTGGCGCTGTTATTGGCGTGTCTAGCAATGGGGGGCCGCGTGGCCCCTCCCTTGCCCCGCTGCCTCGGTCTGGGGATGCTTCTTTGTCACAGATTGTGGCGAACGACCTACGCACCAATATCAAAAAGACCCTGCTTGATGAAAGCCTGACCCCGGAAAATATGAGCGCCCGGTCAGCCACGGAAATCAATGCCAAGCTCAGTGACTTGTCAGCCAATTTGGGCAGTGCGTTCGGCAGGCTCATATCTGAGACAATGTTTCCGATTGTGCGTCGCACATTGGAGCTGATGGATGAGATGGGTAAGATTGATTTACCGTTGAAAGTAAATGGCTTGCAGGTTGAAGTTACACCGATATCTCCGCTGGCGATGGCAAACAATATGGAGAAAGTCGGCGAGGTTATGCAGTTTATGCAAGTCAGCCAGAGCCTCGGGCCGCAAGGTCAGATGCTACTGAACATGGAAGCGGTTGGCGATTACATCGCCGACCAGCTCGGCATACCGGCAAGCCTTCGCACGACTCCGCAACAACGCGCTGAAATACAGCAGCAAATGATTCAGGCGGCACAAGCTGCCATGCAGGCACAAGGCATGGCCGCACCACCACAACAACAAGAACAACAACAAGCGGCTGAGTAATGTCACAAGCAGAAAAGATACAGAGCATCAATGCTCCCGGCTGGGATGGCGTCGATGCAACAAGTGAACCCATCAGGCTCCAGAATATCGACCTGCAACGCAGTCTCGATATCAATTTCAAACGCTGTTTTGAAACCGAGGCAGGCGCGAAAGTCCTGGAGCATTTACGGGCCATCACGATTGAACAACCGGCATGGGTGCCGGGCGCTGACCCGTCCTTTGGTTTCGCACGGGAAGGTCAGAACTCCATAGTGCGGGACATAGAACAGAGGATAAAACGAGCAAATGAGCCAAGTTGACGATAACCAGCAAGCACAGGAACAACCGGAAGAAACACCGGCTCCTGATGGATTGATGGCCGCCGCAGCTCTAGCGGAGGATACAGCCAATGACGACGAGCAGTCGAGCATCCCTCACCTTGCGGAGAACGCCCAGCCGGTTGAGGGGGAGGATGAGGACGAAATCTACGAAAGGCCAGACTGGTTCCCGGCGAAGCACTGGGACGAGAAGGAAGGCCCGGACATAGAGGGGCTGGTCAAAAGCAATCTTGAACTGGAAAAAAAGTTTCACCACGGTGACCACAAACCACCGCAAGATGGCAACTACGATATGTCTGTGTTGACCGACGCTGGCTATGAGACAGATGACCCTGTGGTTGAAGGCTATCTTGAGTGGGCTAGAAAGCATGGCATTAATCAGGCGGCCTTTTCCGAGCTAGCAGAAACCATCAGCGTTATTTCTGGCGAGGCCGGTGTTGAAATGAAGGCCAACCTGGAAGCTGAAAAGCAGGCGCTTGGCGCTAATGCTGATGCAATCATCCAGTCAAATATTGAATGGGCAGACGGTATGCTGCGAAAAGGCGTGATTTCAGATGAGGAGCGTGAAGAGCTGAACATCTGGGGCGGCACGGCTTTGGGTCAGCGGATGATGCAGAAAGTCAGGCAGATGACGGGTGACTTGTCAAAGCTGCCAATAGCAGATGTTGCCGAAGCCGGGCAAAGCAAGGATGAGTTCGACTCAGAAATGCAGTCATTGATTGCTGACCCGCGCTACAGGGATGACGCGAACTTCAGGCGTCAGGTTGAGCAAAGGTTTGAAAAACGCTATGGGTAAACTGTACACAGTCCAGATGATGTGTTTGGACTGTTTACAAGCTACAGCTTGTAGTATATGTTCAAAAAGACTGATAACCCGTAAGGGCCGGTCTGGCGTGTAGAAATACACCGTGCGCGACGTTCGCGTAAGCCAGGGCCGGGGACTCCCCGATAACCCGCAAGGCGTAAGTTTTGTGTGTTCAAATTGAGGAGTGACAAACATGTCAACAAATCTATCTCCAGCGTTTGTTCAGCTATTTGAAGCAGAAGTGCATCAGGCCTACCAGTCTGCTGCGGTGCTTCGTGGAGCTGCCCGGACGCGCACGGGTGTTGTCGGTGATACCGTCAAATTCCCGAAGGTGGGTAAGGGTACAGCTTCTGTGCGTACTCCAGCCACTGATGTCGTGCCTATCAACGCTAGTTTCTCACAAGTGTCCTGTAGCCTCAACAACTTCGTGGCCGCAGAATACTCGGATGTGTTCGACCAGCAAAAGGTCAACTTTGATGAGAGGCAAGAGTTAGCACAGGTCGTGGGTAACGCCATTGGCCGACGCGAGGACCAGATTATCATTGATGCTCTCAATGCTGCATCTGCTGGTACTACAGTTGCTAAAACAGTGGTGACTACTGGCTCTGCTGCTGCATCAAATCTGAATGTCGGTAAACTTCTTGCAGCGAAAAAAGGTCTTGATGCAAAGAATGTCCCGCCAACAGACCGGCACATAGTCATCCACGCCAATAACCTGGCTGGATTGCTGGGTGATGAGCGTGCCATTTCAAGCGATTTCCAGACGATTCAGAATTTGGTAAACGGAAGCGTAAATACCATGCTCGGTTTCCAGTTCCATATTGTGGGTGACCGCGATGAAGGTGGCTTGCCTCTGGCAACCGCTGACCGTAGCTGTTTTGCGTTCCATCGCTCAGCAATAGGCGTTGCTGTTGGTATCGCACCAAAGACAGAAATCAACTACGTCCCAGAAAAAACGTCATTCCTTATCACAGCGATGCTGTCGATGGGGGCTGTTGCCATCGATGTTGATGGTATCGTTGACGTTATTTGTGAAGAATAGGAGGACTGACAAATGGCATTTGCGAGAGCGGGTTGGAACCCAATCGGCGGTCAGTCTAAAAAAGGCACCGCACCCCAGCTATTCACTTACACAACGACCGACGCGGTCGGAACTGTGGATGGAGCTGGTTACTTCAACGATGTGTCTGATGATGTGTCAGTCGGAGATGTTATCATTTCGGTGACATCAACCGGCGGCACCTTGGCGTCATCAATCCACACTGTTGTATCCAATGCATCAGGCGTGGTTGACGTATCTGACGGCACCACTATCGCGCAAACCGATAGCGACTAAAAAATTTGGCAGAGGGGTTAATTGCGAACACCTCTCTGCCAATCCCTTAACCGGAGGTAATTCATGGCTGTTGGTGATACCGATGTTAGCATCTGCAACAAGGCTCTATTGCTTCTAGGCTCGGATGCAATCACATCATTTTCTGACGGCACACCAGCGGCGCAGGCTTGCTCGACAATATACAACGAGGTCAAGCTGACCACCTTTGGCATGTATCCCTGGAGCTTTACCGTTGCGAAAACTGAACTGGTAAAAGATACCACCGCCCCGGCAAACGAATATAGCGCACAATATCTGCTGCCCAACGATATGGTCTTGGGTGTTCCTCGCGCTGTTCGCACTAGTTCAGCGGCTGGCGCTGCCCTCTTCAAAATATGGGAGATAGGCCAGTCATCAGCAGGCGGCACGGTGCTTCTGACCGACGCAACAGAAATCCACATTGATTATCAGCGAGCCGTATCAGAGGGCAATATGCCCACCTATTTTGTCACATTGCTTGCCTATCAGATGGCCTGGCACATAGCCGAAGTGATTACCGACCAGACCCAGAAGTCTGAATATTGGAGAGCCATTGCACTTGGCACAGCGGCAGAAGGTTTCAGAGGCGGATATTTCAGACAGGCCGCCAACATAGATGCCGGAGGTCAGACGCCTTCGGTGGTGGGTGACTATTTACTTACGGATGTCAGATGAGCCGGATACAGCAATATCAATCGAGCTTTACTGTTGGTGAGCTAGACCCGTTGCTGCGTGGCCGGATTGACTTGTCGCAATATTACAGCTCGGTCGATTTAGCCAGCAATGTTGTCTTTGAGCCGCAGGGCGGTTTCTCCCGCCGCCCCGGCTTGAGGTTTGTTCTTGATGTCACCAGTGACAATGCTGCAAATGGCACGGCTCTCATACCGTTTGAGTTTTCGACTACTCAGAATTTTATGATATTGGCATCTGCACAGAACACCACCAGCACCATCAGGTTCAGGTTTTTTGCGGCTGGCAGTTTGCTGACAAATATTAACGGGTCGGGTAATGATTACCTGGATTACAGCGTCGGCACTCTCTATGACGTTAGCAACTTTGATATGCAGAAGCTGTATTTCACCCAGAGCGCTGACACGCTGATTATTGTGCATGAGAATTTTGCACCGTTCAAAATCGTGCGTGGGGCCAACAACACAAGCTGGACAGCGTCTGCTTTGACACTAACAGTTCCCAAAGTGGCCTTTACGCTTTCGACCGCTACGCCGTCTGGCACAATTACTCCGGACGCAGTTGATGGCACGATTAAGATAACGGCTAGTGGCAGCATATTCACCGCTGACATGGTGGACCAGTTTATCAACGTCACCAATGGATTTGGCCGGGCGCGGATTATTCAGCGTAACAGTGCGACCGAAGTTCTGACAATTGCCGAGGTGCCGTTTTTTTCAACCGATGCGATTGCGTCTGGGGATTATGAGATTGAGTCGGGCTACGAAAATGCCTGGTCTAATACCAGAGGCTGGCCTCGCACCTGTTCTTTCCATGAAGGACGCTTGTATTTTGGCGGCAGTGCCAGTCTGGTCAATACTCTGTTTGGTAGCAAGGTCGCTGACTTTTTCAATTTCAAAGCAGCCGAGGCGCTGGATGATGATGCGATACTTGCCACGCTAAACACCGATACGGTCAACGCTATCACCGGCATCAGGTCTGGCAGAGACTTGCAGATATTTACTACCGGGGCCGAGTTCTTCGTCCCCCAGGCTGACTTGGACCCTATCACACCAGCCAACATCACTATCAAGTCAGCGACCCGGCGCGGCAGTAAGGTGGGCCTGCGACCACAGTCAGCCGAAGGCGGCACGTTGTTTATCCAGCGCCAAGGCAAGGCGTTGCGCGAGATGCTGTTCAGTGATGTTGAGCTGTCCTATGTTGCCAACAATATCAGCTTGCTCAGCTCTCACCTCATTGTAGACCCGCTGCGTATGGCGCTTAGACCGGCCACAGACACGACTGAGGGTGATTTGCTGCTGATTGTCAACGGAACTACCACAACCGGCTACAGAGCCGACAGTACGGGCTTTGCGGGGACAATGGCAGCATTTACGCTGAATCGCCCCCAACAGATTGTAGCGGCCTCAACCTTCACAACTGATGGTAACTTCGTTGATGTAGGCGTTGATTTGGATACCATTTACTGTGTTGTGAAACGCACGGTCAACAGTGCCACCAAGTATTATGTTGAGATATTTGATACTGACCGCACGACTGACGCATCAATACAATATTTTGCTGGTGCGTCTTCGCCTGACCAGTCCCTGCCCGGCAGTGCCACAGCTGGTAGCTTGTCACACCTGGAGGGCAAGACAGTCAACATCGTGCGCGATGACATTGTGGACACTGACCAGACTGTCAGCAGCGGTCAGGTCACGCTGGGCGGTACGCCGACCAGCTATGCAGAGGTCGGGCTAGCTTACACGGTCACGGTCAAAACCCAGCCATTTGAGCCTAGACTGTCCAGCGGTTCAGTTCAGAGCCAGCGACGCCGGATACTTGAGGTATCGCCCATATTGCATCGCAGTCAGAACATCACGCTAAATGGACGCGAGATACCGCTGCAAAGCCTGCCACTGTCAGGAGCTGGCGGCGTGTCAACCTTCACCGGCATCAAGAAAACTCAAGGGTTTTTGGGCTACAGCCGGGACGCACAAATAACAATTTCACAGTCAAAGCCGGTATTTTTTACGGTGTTGGCAATGGACTATAAAGTGAGTGTGGGACAATGAGTGGACCAGTATTAGCTGCCATCGCTATAGGTGCATCAGTGGTATCTGCCAAAGCGCAGCTTGACGCAGGCAAAGCAGCTCAAGACCAATATAACGCACAAGCCCAGCAGGCTGAGATACAAGGCAGAGTGCAGGCGCTGGAGTATAAAAAACAGGGCGTGACAGCGTTGCAGAATCTTGAAAAGGTACTGGCTGCTAACATTGCGCGGGGCGCGGCTGGTAACCTTGACCCGCTATCAAGCGGGTCATCGTCTGATTTGATAGCCAGGCTCAACATGCGTGACGGCGTCAATGAGTTCACGATAGCAAGAGATAACGCCAGCATCGCAACCAAGATGGCTAAGTATCAAGCGGCAAACTTCCGAGTTGCTGGAAAGTCAGCCCGTCAGACCTCACGGCTTAATGCTCTTGCTACGTTGGGTATGGGCGTGGCATCAGCGGGTCAGCTTTATCCGACCGCTGGTTTTACGGGGGGTCAAACAACCACACCCACAACTACAACAACACCAGCACCGGCACCGGCAACACCTAGCCCAGGAAATCAGCAAGCGAGATATGGGAGAGTTATAACCTAATGGCAGAGCAAGTAAGATTGCGGGGTTCAAATCAGCAGCTACGGGTGCCACGGGTTAACTTTGCCGCTGAACAGGAGATAGCGCGAGGTCGTAACCAGCTTGCCAACAATCTGAACAGACTGTCGAGCTTTGTCATGTCAATGGCCGAGGACAAGGCCAAGATAGAGGGCGCGGAGTACGGTGCTTTGAACGCGCCAACGGCTGAGCAAATCAACGATGCTTTTGTTGCCGGCGAAGAGCTGGAGCTGCCCGGCGATGATAGTAGCGTATTTGGTCGTAGTGCCAGACGGGCTGCACTGTCGATAGCGGGTGATGAAATCAGCGCTCTTGCATCAAATCAAGCCACGACTCTGACCACGCTGTATGAGCAATCCTTAACAGCGTACGGGCAAAGCCAACAGTTCAGGGACGCAGCAGAACGTGATTTTGGCATCACGGACTTCAGTCCCGGTGCTTTGGCTGACAAACTTGATGAGGTTGCTGCCGGTTATGGGGGTGTGCTTGACGAGACAAGCCCTGCCCTTGCCCGAGAGTTCCGAGCAAAGCAAGGTATAACAAACCATAGCAGCTATGCATCTTATCTTGATGAATATGTCAAAGTAGAAAACAAGCGGCTGGAGACTAACTTCAGAGCGACTCACGAGCAAGAATACAGCGTGTCAAACATCGCAAAGATACTGCGGTTGCCAAACGGCATTGATGCTCTGAATAAAAGAACCCAAGAGGCAAAAAACAAAGCAGTGACATTTTTGACCGGCAGCGCTCTGAAAACACATCTAGATGGCATGGATAACAAAAGCAAGACCGCCGCGTTGCAGGTTCTGGACGACACCATCCTAAAAGGCGAAAGTCCGTCAACGTCTATCAAGAATATTCAAAAAGGTTTGGTGTCACGTTTTAGCGATAGCGTCAAAAACGCCATAACGGTCTTAAAAAAACAAGGCATGTCTGACACTGACATAGCCAAGGATTTGCGCGATGAGCGTATAGCTCAACTAAAGTTTGAAGAAGACGAACAGGAAGGTACAAACGAGCAAGCTGAGAAGGATGAAAAGATACATATTGGCGACGCTCTTACTCACATGGCGGCTGGCGATACTGA